TTGGATGTTCTAGGGTTCCAGTACGAAGAGCGAGTGGAACCGTGGGATGGCGCTTGTGGAGTGTACTCTACAGTGCTCGCTGAAGCAGCCATACGCTTCCAAGCAGAAACCATGTCCGAGACATTCCCTGCGGCTGGCCCGGTCAAAGTTAAGATTCTTGGGGAAGATACAAAAGAAAAAGAAGAAGCTGCACAGCGCGTAAAAGCCGATATGAACTACGAGCTTACCGAGCGCATGGTGGAGTACAGGCCCGAACATGAACGTCTGTTATATAGCCTTGGTTTGGCAGGTAGTGCATTTAAGAAGGTTTACTACGATCCAAACATAGGCAGACAGGTAGCGGTATACATACCCGCTGAAGATGTGATCGTTCCTTACGGTGCATCTAATGTAGAAAGCGCAGAGCGTGTTACGCACGTCATGCGTAAGACTAAGAATGATCTCAAAAAACTCCAAGCCTCTGGGTTCTACAAAGATATAGAGCTTGGTGAACCACAGCCATACCATACCGACATCGAAGAGCGTAAAGCTGAAGAAGGTGGTTACTCTATAACAGACGACAACAGATACGCTGTCTATGAGATCCACGCTGACATAGTTATAGAGGGTGTTGATGACTCTGAAGAAGAGATAGCAAAACCGTATGTAGTGACGATAGAACGTGGTTCTGGTGAAGTCTTAGGTATAAGACGTAACTGGAATCCCGATGATGCTTTCATGCTCAAACGCCAGCACTTCGTACACTACGTCTATGTGCCCGGATTTGGATTCTATGGTCTAGGACTGATTCATATAATAGGGGGGTACGCTAAGGCGGGAACGTCCCTAATACGGCAGTTGGTAGACGCTGGCACGCTATCTAATTTACCGGGGGGTTTGAAGTCCCGTGGATTACGCATCAAGGGTGATGACACTCCTATAGAGCCGGGAGAGTTTAAGGATGTAGATGTGCCATCAGGCAGCATCCGTGACAACATCATGCCGCTCCCATATAAGGAGCCAAGCCAAACCCTACTTGCGTTGCTTAACCAGATAACGCAGGAAGGCCGTAGGCTGGGCGCAATCAGCGACATGAACATTTCGGACATGTCAGCAAACGCTCCTGTGGGAACCACTCTGGCCCTTCTAGAACGTACCTTGAAGCCGATGGCTGCGGTACAAGCGCGTGTTCACTACGCCATGAAGCAAGAGTTTAAGATGCTCAAGCTGATAATGGCCGAGTACGCCCCCGCAGAATATGCTTACGAGCCTGTGCGGGGAGAAGTGACCGCAAAGCAAGCGGATTACATGATGGTGGATGTGATTCCTGTCAGTGATCCGAACAGTTCTACGATGGCCCAGCGTGTAGTGCAGTACCAAGCTGTGCTGCAAATGTCGCAAACTGCACCACAGATATACGACTTACCGCAGCTACACAGGCAGATGATAGAAGTGTTGGGTGTTAAGAACGCCGATAAACTTGTGCCTACAGAGGAAGATGCGACTCCAGTAGATCCTGTAAGCGAAAATATGAACGCTCTTATGGGCAAGCCGATGAAGGCGTTTATATACCAAGACCATGAAGCGCATATCGCAACACACCAATCGTTTATGCAAGATCCTATGGTGCGACAGCTTATAGGGCAGAATCCGCAAGCCCAGCCAATCATGGCAGCGTTACAAGCGCACATTGCAGAACATACAGGCTTCTTATACCGCAAGCAGATCGAAGAGAAACTTGGGGTCAAGCTACCTGTGCCCAACGAGGCGTTGCCAGAGGACATTGAGCTACAGATGTCACAACTTATGGCAGACGCAGGACAGCAGTTGACACAACAGCACCAGCAACAGGCCGCACAGCAACAAGCGCAACAGAAGGCGCAAGACCCTGTAGTGCAGATGCAGCAAGCCGAGCTACAGATAAAACAGCAAGAAGTGCAGCGTAAAGCAGCGAAAGATCAAACAGACGCGCAGTTGAAGCAGCAGGAGCTACAATTAAAAGCACAGAAAAACCAAGCGGATGCTATGATTGATGCAAAACAGCTTGAAATAGAACAGCAAGAGTTACAAATAGACGCACAGAAAGCAGGTGCTAAACTAGCGGCTGATAGAAGAAAAGATAATACTAAATTAGATTTAGATTTGCTGAAGACCATTAAGGACTCAAATAGGACTCAATAGTGGCAAAAACCGTCTTAGACGTGCTCAAAGAAAGACTTGAAGATGATAAATCTTCAGCGATTGAATTTCTTACTGCAGGGGGAGCCAAAGACTTCGCCATGTATAAGGAAACTACAGGTTTGGTTCGGGGTCTCGAAACCTGTTTGCAATACATAGAAGACCTCTCGCGCAATTTGGAGTATGAAGATGACTGATATTGCAGAAGCAATAGTCACCGAAGAGGAGTTTGAAGCACAAATACCTAACCCTGTGGGGTATAAGGTGTTAGTTGCTATGCCGCATGTTGAAGAGACTTTTGAAGGCACAGACCTACTTAAATCTGTCACAACAAAAAACCACGAACAGGTCATGTCGATTATAGGGCTTGTGTTAGATATGGGCGAACAAGCCTATTCTGATACAGACCGCTTCCCTACTGGCCCTTGGTGTAAGCCGGGGGACTATGTGATGTTCCGTGCTAACACAGGGACTAGGTTTTCTATAGACGGGAAAGAATATCGTTTGATGAACGACGACTCTATTGAAGCTGTCGTACCAGATCCTCGTGGCGTTGAGAGAGTATAAGGAGTAGGTTATGGCGTTTCAAAAAGTAGAATTTTCTTTTCCTGATTCAGAACAAGAGGAAGCTGTATTGGAAGTAGAAAACTCCAGTGAAGTAGAGATTGATATAACAGGCAAGAAAACGGCGGAAGATTACAAAGAACCAGAGCCTGTAGCTGAAGTTGAAGAAGAATCCGCGCTCGATATTGAGGTTGTGGACGATACACCAAAGGCTGATCGGAACCGCACACCTTCAGAACCTCCAAAAGATGTTACAGATGAAGAACTTGCAGATTATTCTGAAAAGGTTCAGCAACGCATAAAGCATTTTAGTAAAGGTTACCACGATGAACGTCGCGCAAAAGAACAGGCGCTACGAGAGCGTGAAGAGTTAGAAAGGCTGGCCCAAAAGCTCGTAGATGAAAATAAAGAGCTAAAGGGCAATGTTACAAAGAACCAAGAGGCGCTTCTTGAACAGGCTAAGAAAGCTGTGGCTGCAGAGCTATTACAAGCAAAGCAAGTTTACAAAGACGCTTATGAGTCTGGAGAAGCAGACAGAGTTATTGAAGCGCAGGAAACTCTAACTAGCGCAAAAATAAAGTCTGACAAACTAAACAACTTCAAAGTACCCGCTTTACAAGAAGAAGAAACTTCGGTACAAGATGTTACGACTAATGCACAGCAACCGTATGATGCTCGTGCAGAAGAATGGAGGAAGGAAAACCCTTGGTTTGACCAAGATGAAGAAATGACAAGTTTAGCTGTAGGGCTGCATCACAAGTTAGTAAGACAAGGTGTAGATCCTACAAGTGACGAATACTACGAGCGCATTGACACTCGTATGCGAGAGGTGTTTCCACAAGAATTTGAGGATGCATCGACAATAGAAGAGAAGCCCAAGCCAAGGTCAAATGTGGTTGCACCCGCTACGCGGAGCACAGCACCTAAAAAGGTGACACTAACGCAAACACAGGTAGCCCTAGCAAAAAGATTGGGAGTTCCACTTGAAGAATACGCCAAACAGGTTGCACAAGAAATGAGGAACAATAATGGCTGAGAATAGAATCAAGAGAGACAACGACACACGCGAGACTAAAGCTCGTAAGCGTTCATGGCAGCGGCCCGAAGTATTGCCTTCGCCAGAGCCACAGGACGGGTATGAGTTCCGCTGGGTACGAGTGTCCACTCAGGGTCAAACAGACGCCACTAATGTTTCTTCCAAACTACGTGAAGGTTGGGAGCCAGTTAAAGCTGAAGATCACCCAGAGTTTGCATTGACCGACAAAGACGAAAGATTTGAAGGTAACATTTTGCAGGGTGGTTTGTTGCTTTGTAAGGCTCCAGCAGAGCTAGTCAAGGAACGTAATGACTATTACGAAAACCAAACTAGGTCGCAGATGCACTCTGTGGACAACAACCTCATGCGCGAAAACGATCCTCGTATGCCTTTATTCAACGAGCGCAGCACAAAAGTTACCAATTTTGGTAAAGGAACTTAAATTTTTTGTTAAGAGGTTAACATCATGGCTTATCCAACAGTCGATGCCCCCTATGGGCTGAAGCCGGTAAAGCTGCTTAGTGGTGTTCCATACGTAGGTACAGTTCGTCAGTACAGCATAGCCAGTGGTTATGGGACGGACATTTTCTACGGGGACGCTGTTAAGTTAGTAACTGGCGGCACCGTCGAGCGTGACACGTTTGATGCTGCTATGACTCCTATCGGAGTCTTTATGGGTGTTACTTACACCGATCCTAGTACTTCACAAGTAACTTTCAGACAATACTACCCAGCAAGCACAGCCGCTTCAGATATTAAAGCGTATGTGTGCGATGCTACAGATGTATTGTTTAAGGTCGCTGTTGTGTCGTCTGGCACCACCATTGGTGATTTAGCTATCACTGATATTGGCGCTAATGTGGCTGGAGTAGACAATACTGGAAGCACCGTAACAGGTAATTCTGCAAGTGCTATTTCAGATACATCTGCTACCACAGCTACGCTTCCATTCCGTATTGTTGAGTTGGTTGAAGAAACCAAGAACTCTTCTGGTGGATTTACAGAAGCGTATGTTAAGTGGAACGCAGGTCACGCATTTGACAACACCACTGGTATTTAAGGAGTAAGGTAAAATGGCAATTTCTCGCGCCCAGCTACTGAAAGAACTCCTTCCCGGCCTAAACGCTTTGTTTGGAATGGAGTACGCAAAATATGGTGAAGAGCACACAGAAATCTTTGAATCAGAGACTTCTGACCGTTCTTTTGAAGAAGAAACCAAGCTGTCAGGCTTCTCCGCTGCACCCGTTAAAGACGAAGGTGCTGCGATTGAGTATGACAACGCACAAGAAGCATTCACTGCTCGTTATACGCACGAGACCGTGGCTATGGGCTTTTCGATCACTGAGGAAGCAATTGAAGATAATCTCTACGATTCGCTCTCTGCACGTTATAC